AAGATAAGGGATTTCCCTAAGCCCTGCGCTCCGTATAATACGATAGCCGTATCGAACTTTATACCGGGCACCATAACACGTGCTACAGCGCCACACATCCATTTACGAGTAACAGCCCTGATGTATTCGGTATCCTCTGCGCCGATGTAGTCGATAAAGAGAGTATCGACTCTACATTCACCGTCCCAGGTTAGTTCTGTTAGGTACTCACGCACAGGATGGAATTTATTAGCTTGCGTGACTTCCTGTAAGGCATCATCGATAATGCCTTTACCCTTAATTAGGTATTTCGTAGCGAAGTAATTACGTAAGCATGCATCGTCTGTATCAGTCCAGTAAGGAGTTTCGTCTTTACCACGCCACGGCAAATCGTCAATCACGACTAAGCGATGTGCGAATTCGTCAAGGCGGATTTTACCTTTTAACGCTGGGTCATATTTAAGAACGATTAAGCAGTTGAATACATCTGATTCAGGTGTACCACGGCGGTCACGTTTGAGCTTTTCAAGGAAGTCTTCTTCCTCGTCCGTGATATCCTCAAACTCCATATCCGCCATACGTTCCTTATCGAGCAGGACAGGTGCGGCGCCGTCTTCATTAACAAAATCAAGCATTGCCTTATAGCTCGGTAGGTCTGTTACTTTGGTGCGCGGATCAGCGTCAGCATCTTCGGCACCAAATAAGTGAATTCGTACTAGGTCAAAGGCATTGACGAGCTTACCACTGATAGGGTCTGTTGCATGGTTCGAGTATGCAAACATATCATTATCGTAAATAACGAGACCAGCTACTGAGCTGCCTTCTGTATACGTGTACCGGTCCTCGTGCTGCGTTGGCGCATAGACATCTGGTAGAAACTTATGTATCGCTTCTGTGATACTGTAGCATCTACAAAAGGCACCCAGTAGGCCTTTTTTCTCTAACGGATTACCTTGCTTTTTCGCTGCATCCAGCCTGATTTGAGATTCTTTACTTGATGTTGGCCAAAGGCTCGTATCACGCCAGTCTCTGTAGGTACTTAAATACGTATCGACTGAAATAAGATTACCCTCATTATGTTGGTATACATACTCGACATCTTTAGGGCAACTCGGCCAATACATAAGGCGCTCTGCCTGGTGCGTTGAGGAATCGAAGGATTCGATACCAATATCATCGGCGATACGTCTCGAGACTGCTTGGTACTCATCAGGAGACATCACTCTATCGGTCGGAATGATGACGCGGTATCGTGGATTATCAGGGGTATGGCTGTGCGTACTATACAGCACGTATTCCATATCTCCTAGTTCCAGATCAAGGTTTGAAATAAAATCCTCGCTTGGTGAATCCGCATCAAGGGTAATCAAATATCTTTCTTTGACTTCCCCTCTAACTCGTCTACCATTATTGGGAATATAGCCACCTACGAAACCACCCACATCTTTCCTTCGGCCCTTTTCGTCCTTAGGCATTTTAACGTATTCAGCTGCCGTTTCGTTAGTGACTGTTGGCGTGGATAATTTGTTGGCCAACGCACTCCAAGTCATTTTTTGAGACTTCCAGCAACGGGCGGAGCGATTTCTGCCCGTTGCTATGATGATATTTGTATCCATATTACATCGCTCCTCCCTTCGCAAATTGGATGTCTCTTATAAATTGGGGTACTTGTAATTTATGCTTCTTAACCCATTGGCATACAGCATAATTGACATCGTGGTTATCGCTAACGCATCTGTTATTTTTTAACTTAGCCTGATGTATTTCAACGAAGTTATCTGTATCCTTGTTGGGATTAACTTCAATACATGCTACAGGCTTATCGCTTTTATAAACGCCTACGATGGCACACGTTCCGGCTTTTACCTTATCTACGTAAGTACCAACGCAATTATTCAATTGCACGCCTAATCGGATGATGCCGTGCGTTGACTTGATCACATTGAAAGTAAGCCCTTCAACTGAATCAGCTAATTTTTTATGGCGTAAACTCTGTTGCACTGGCAAGTTTTCGGCTTCTTCAAATTTAGATAAGCACACAATCTCGTCGTGCAGGTCTTTAATCTGAATTCGTCTAGCCCAAACTTCCTTCTTCTTGCTTCTTGATAATCTAAGATACATATCAGATGTATCTTTAATTTCAGAATAAGAATCGGCGTTTTTTATGAACAATAGAGTACGCCGCTCACCGTATTGGTGCATCATGATAGATAGGAACTTTGTAAACATA